AAAATTTTTTCATATATAAAATCAATGGTAGAGTTCAAAAAAATGCAAAAAAATCCGCAGGAAAATTTTACGACTATAGAGATCGACCCAGTAACCGGTGAGTATTATGTAACGATACCTCAGTGGATTCTCGATGAATATGGATGGTACGAAGGCACAGAAGTAAATATGGAGGTTGATGGAAATTGTATAATAATCACCGAAATTAAGAGAGATTGACTTTGTATAGATAGAGTGTTATGATATTGATGTAGTTACTTACTATTATGGCTAAAGGATTTACTGTAAAAGCAAAAGCACCCAAAGCGTCCGAGAGCACGCAAGAATGGGACTACAATAAGGCAAGAGAGATGGTGAAAGGCAAATCCATCGTATTTTGCCTACCCGGTAGAGGAGTATCTTATACTTATCTCAAAAACTTTGTACAACTTTGTTTTGATTTGGTACAGGCAGGAGCAAGCATTCAGATTTCACAAGACTATAGTTCGATGGTAAACTTCGCACGTTGTAAGTGCCTTGGGGCAAATGTACTGAGAGGACCGGATCAGATTCCATGGGACGGTAAGTTGAAGTATGATTATCAGTTATGGATTGATAGTGACATTGTGTTTAATACTGAGAAGTTTTGGCAGTTAGTTCTGATGGATCAGGACATTGCAAGTGGTTGGTATATGACTGAGGATGGTCATACGACATCTGTTGCACACTGGATGGAAGAGGATGATTTCCGCAACAATGGTGGAGTCATGAATCATGAAACTGGTGAGAGTATCACAAAACGTCGTAAGCCATTTACCGTTGACTATGCAGGATTTGGATGGTTATTGATTAAACACGGTGTCTTTGAGCACGAAGACATGAAGTATCCATGGTTTGCACCAAAGATGCAAGTCTTTGAGTCTGGAGAGGTTCAGGATATGTGTGGAGAGGATGTAAGTTTCTGTCTCGATGCAAAAGAAGCAGGATTTGAGATTTGGTGTGATCCTCGCATCCGCGTTGGACACGAAAAGACTCGGGTTATTTGATGATACAGACAGAGTATACAATTCTCCACAGAGGGGCAGTTCTGTATAAAGGATTGACTGAAGAAGAATACTTTGATATAATGGAGAACCTTTCGATAGAGTTTTATCAGAAAGGTTCTCCAAGACCACAAGATTTAGAAACTAAGATTATTAAGACTTAAGGAGTATTATGGCAGTACGTGCAAAGGTTGGTTTAGTCAAAAACGGGTTTATGCCTGGGAAGCCCAAGAAAACTCGTCAAGGAAGTGGTAAGAATACAAAGTATGCTGCTACATCTCGTAATGGGAAGCGTAAAATGTATCGTGGTCAAGGACGATAATGGGACGTTGGATACATAAAGGAGGTAAATCTAAACTAGATAAACGTTGTAAAAATGTTTTATCTCCTAAAAAATGTGCTAAACGCAAAAAGAAAAAATGAGTTGTTTAATCACCAATCTACCATCACAAGAAGTATGGGTTCGTAAAGAATATCTTACAGATCATCAGAGTGGTCATGGTGAATTTGTTAAAGGCGTCTGGGTATCGGCAAAGTCGATTCCTGGACGTGCTTTTTATTTTGAGACGTATTTGCCCGAGTATGCGGCAATGTACGATAAGTTACCAATTAGTGCGTTTTTATCTCGTCCCGAACTACCTGATCCAGACATGAACCTACCAAATCTACAGTTTTGGAACTGTATGGATTATGGTGTTGTCAGTATTGATAAAAAATTTATTGGAAGTATGGATTTTGAATGTTATACAAGAGACCACGGTATTGTAAAGGGCACTTATGTTTGTACAATTGATAACTATCATCATGATCCAGACTATATTGACTGGGCAACCAGTGAAAATCCTGCCGAACACAAGTCTCATAACCTAATTGAACTTGAAAATGGTCAGTATGCTCTCTATCCAAACAACAGATTGCGTATTTTTGACAATAGTCTGACCCCTGTAGATCCAAAAATGCCAGATTTTAAGGTTTCAACTCAATATTATCAAGTTGAAAATGGAAATGATCGACTTGGAATGGGTCGTGAGGATGAATATTTTTGGAAAACAGCAAAAGAACGTGAAGAAACATCCGAGAAAGGTGAAAATAAATAAAAAAAAAGGGATAGAAACCCCTCAAAAAGTTCTGATTGTACTAATCAGGAGTCAAAATGGGAAACTCACCTGTCGATAGAAATAATGAGTATATGAGAGAGATGTGGGGAACTACAAGTTTAACATCAGATTATTGGTCATTGCCACATAAGACGAATGATAATGCTGAAGAAAGAGTAATTCAAGAAATTATGCACGATGATTTGAAAAAAGATCAAAAAAATCTTCAGGAATAGGGTATAAATAAAATTAAGAAAACTCTTTTCCAATGGCAGTTCAAAGGATATCAAGGGCATTTAAGGACATTAGTTTGTCCTTTGAGCCTCATCCTGTAACAAAAGACCTACCTATATTAAAAAATGAGAATGCAATTCGCCGTGCAGTGCGAAATATTGTAGAAACTATCCCGACAGAGAGATTTTTTAATTCTTTGTTGGGATCTGATGTAAGAAGAAGTTTATTTGAATTTGTCGATTTTGGTACAGCATCTGTAATTCAAGATCAAATACAGATTGCAGTTGAAAACTTTGAAGAAAGGATTGAAAATTTGGTGGTTCAGGTAGACCCAATACCAGACGAAAATACTTTTAATGTGACAGTCATATTTGATATAATCGGACAAGAGTTTCCAACACAAGAATATTCATTCCTCTTAGAGGCAACGAGATAAAATGCCTTTTACAAAATATACAAATTTAGATTTTGATCAGATAAAAACTTCTATCAAAGACTATCTCCGTGCAAACTCTACATTCACGGATTTTGACTTTGAAGGGTCGAATTTTTCCGTTTTAATCGATACTTTAGCATATAATACCTATATTACAGCATTCAACTCTAATATGATTGTGAATGAATCCTTTTTGGATTCTGCAACTCTGAGAGAAAATGTTGTTTCTCTTGCAGGAAATATTGGATATGTACCTCGTTCTAGAACCGCATCAGTTGCTCAGATATCATTTAATGTATCAACTACAGCAAAAACTCCTACACTCACTCTCAAGGCAGGTATAGTGTGTGTAGGGAGTGCAAATGATACAACATATACATTTGCCATACCAGAAGATATTACGGCAAATGTTGTGAATGGAACAGCATCATTCAATAATATTGATGTTTATCAAGGAATATTTTTAACTAAAACTTTTTTATATGATGGATCTTTAGACCAGAGATTTGTTTTAAATAATTCTTTTATTGATACATCAACTCTCAGAGTTTATATTGGAACCGAAAGTACTAGAGGAATTGAATACTTTCTTTCTGAAAATATTTTTGATGTTGATAAAAATTCGAGAATCTTTTTCCTCAATGAAATTCAAGATGAAAAATATGAATTGAGATTTGGTGATGGAATTATTGGTAAAAAATTAGGAGAAAATGGAGACGGAACATATATTACAGCAAACTATATTATTACTGATGGAAGAGATGGTAATGGGGCTTCTAATTTTTCATTCTCAGGATCATTAGAATCTGCAATTGGAGCAGTTATTGATCCAGGAACAGTTACTATCACGACAAATCAATCATCAATTAATGGTAGTGATATTGAACCTATAGATTCAATAAAATATTATGCTCCAAGATTGTACTCTTCCCAATATAGGGCAGTTACATCAAGAGATTATGAGGCAATTATAAAAAGAATATATCCAGATACAGAGTCTGTTTCGGTTGTTGGTGGAGAAGAAATGGATCCTCCACAGTTTGGCACTGTTCAAATCAGCATTAAACCAAAAAATGGATCTTTTGTTTCAGATTTTAACAAATCGCAAATATTATCAAAGTTAAAACAATTTTCAGTATCCGGAATAAATCAGAAAATAGTCGATCTTAAGATACTTTATGTCGAACTTGATAGTTCCGTTTATTACAATTATTCACAAACTTCAAGTGTAAATGAATTAAAGTCGTCTGTAACAAACTCCCTTCAAAAATATTCAGAATCTTTGGATTTAAATAAGTTTGGAGGAAGGATTAGATATAGTAAAATACAACAAGTTATTGATAGTACAGATACTGCAATTACATCGAATATTACTAAAATTATTATTCGTAGAGATTTGAAGGTTGAACTGAATAAATTTGCACAATATGAGTTGTGCTTTGGTAATAGATTTCATGTAAAACCGGAAGGTTATAATATCAAATCTACTGGATTTAAAATTTCCGGAGAATCTTCTACTGTGTATATTACAGACACCCCAATAATTTCTTCTGGAGCAAATAATATATCCAATTTATCAGAAGCGGGAAATCTTTTTCTGAATAGGCCAAAGGTTATTAACGCAAAAACCGGTATCATTTCATTATTCAAAATTGATGAAAATGGAAATAATACTGTTGTTGTTAAAGATGCTGGAACAATTGACTATGAAAAAGGGGAAATCAATCTTTTTACATTGAATATTACAGAAACTACATCTCCCAATAATGTTGTCGAAATTCAAGCATATCCAGAATCAAATGATGTTATTGGATTGCGAGACTTGTATGTGACGTTAGACATTTCTAAAAGTACAATAAATATGGTAAGAGATGTAATTGCTTCTGGTGACGAAATATCTGGTACCAGATTTGTTAATAGTTTCTACACTTCAAGTTATTCAAACGGAAATTTTATAAGAAAGTAGTATGATACAGACTGGAATCGAATCTAGAGTCAAGATTCAGGATATAGTTTCCAATCAACTGCCAGAATTTATTTTAGATGAAAGTCCAAAGGCAGTGGATTTTTTAAAACAATATTATATTTCACAGGAATATCAAGGAGGTCCAGTCGATATTGGAGATAATTTAGATCAATATTTAAGATTGGATAACTTAACGCCAGAAGTTATTGTTGATAATACTACTTTAAGTAGTTCCATATCGAATGTAGATACTACTATCAATGTATCCAGTACAAAAGGATTTCCAAATCAATATGGTTTACTCAAAATTAATGATGAAATAATTACATATACTGGAATAACTACAAATAGTTTTACTGGGTGTGTTCGTGGATTTAGTGGAATTACCAATTATCATCAAGACATCAATCGTGAAGAATTGGTATTTGAAACATCATCTTCTTCTGAACATAATTCTAATGTATCTGTCCAGAATCTGAGTTCTTTATTTTTAAGAGAATTTTATAAAAAATTAAAATCAACTTTTACTCCAGGATTAGAAAATATTTCTTTTGCAGATGAAATTGATGCCGGAAATTTCATAAGAAGAGCAAAAGATTTTTATGCTTCAAAAGGAACAGATCAAGCAATAAAAATTCTATTCTCTGTTATATTTGGAGAGATTCCATCAGTTATAAATTTAGAAGATTATCTAATTAAACCATCTTCTGCAAATTATGTAAGAAGAGAAGTTGCAATTGCAGAAGTAGTATCTGGAGAAGCTACAAAAATAGTAGGACAAACTCTCATAAAAACAACTGATGAAAATACAACTGCTTCCATATCTTCGGTAGAACCTTTTACTAGAAAAGGCAAAACTTATTACAAAATCGAATTTTATATTGGAAATGATGGAAAATCTTCTGTTGAAGGAAATTTTGTAATTACACCAAACACAAAATTGATTGAGAATGCTTCTGTAGGGGATTCCATTTTAACAGTAGATTCAACTTTAAATTTCCCAGAATCAGGAACTTTAATTTCTGAAAATAATACAATTTCATATACAAGTAAAACTGTTAATCAGTTCTTTGGGTGTAGTGGTATTAATACCACAATTTTATCTACATCAAATGTGAGATCAAATGATACATATTATTCTTATGAAGATGGAAATACTTCTAAAAAAGTAGAGATTATTCTTCTTGGAGTAATACAAGATTTAGTTGAAGAAACTGAAGACTTTAAAGTTTCAGAAGGCGACATAGTTACTATTAAAAATCTGGGGGATAAAATTAGAAATAATAATTTAAATCCTAAGGAAATTTTTGCAAATTCTTTTGTATATAATACAAGTACGAGATACCAAATTGTAAATAATGATACCAACCAATTGGGATCTGATATTGACAGATCTAGTTTAAAGGTTGGAGACGAAGTTGAAATATTGGAAAGAGGATCTGAAATATCTACAGGAACAAACACATATATTCAAAGTATTGACAATACACAAAATACTCTAGATCTACAAAACAAACCTACTTTAGATTCCAATAAGAAATATGATATAAGGAGAAAATTAAATAAAACAAGTTCTTCGGGATATGAATTTGAAAGTGCATCTTTACTATCGGATATTCTTAATGTATATGTTGATGGTGACAATTATGCATATGTTGCATCAAATTCAGTTCCTTCGGAGATAAGGTCTGAATTTACAGATGAAGGTGGAAACGTTATAAAAAATTATCGACATAATATTTCATCAGAACTTAAATCTATTGACATTTCTAGTTCTACAAATCTTCAGGATGATGTGGTTGAGGGATTGTATAATACTATTTCTATTGATGGAACTGAACATCCATTTTTGACTGGAGATCTTATATATTATTTTTCAGATGGAGAACCTCTTGTTGGATTAGATACTGGCACATACTATACAGAAAGAGTATCGAATAAAAAGTTTAAACTATTCAATTCTCAAAGTTTAATAGAATCTGGAAATAATATTAAGTTCCAAATTCCATTATCAGGAATGGGAACACATACTTTTATTTTAAATTCTCAAAAAGATATTGATCTCGGAATACAAAAACTTTTAAGAAAGTTTCCTTTAGGGAAAAATATTGAAAAAGAATCAGGTTCTACTACAGTTCCAGGAACTGTTGGAATGTTGATAAATGGTGTTGAAATTTCTAATTACAAATCAAATGATGTTATTTACTATGGACCAATAGAAGGTGCAAATATATTATCTGGGGGAAGTGACTATGATGTAATAAATCCTCCAGGTATTGATGTTTCAGTTGGCAATGGAGATGTTGCAAAAATTCAACCAGTTGTTAGTGGAAAATTTGAAAAAGTATATGTAGATATTCAAGATTATAATATTGATAAAATTTCCTCTATTGATATTTTTGGAGGAAATGGAACAGGGGCAGTTATTGAACCTGTAGTAGTTAATAGACCTAGAGATGTCTTATTCAATGCGGATGAATTTTCTGTCGGTGGAGGTGTCAATGAGAGTACCAATCAAATTATATTTTTAAAAGATCATAATTTTGTGAATGGGGAAGAAATTGTTTACAATTCTTTAGGAAATAATCCAATATTATTAGAAAGTGATAAAGAATTTCCAAATAATTCGACTTATTTTGTCGGAGTTACTAATAATACAACTATAAAGTTATATTATAATTTGGCCGATCAACAATCTGGAATTAATACCGTCGGCATATATACTGGATCATCTGGAGTACATAGATTTTCAACACTTTCTTCCAAAAAACAAATTGAATATATAAAAATTATTAATGGTGGAGAAGGATATACTAATAGAAAACTCATTGTCAAATCTTCAGGAATATCAACATCACAAAATTCTATTAATTTTAAAAATCACGGATTTGGTGATGGAGAGATTGTAGAATATGATTATGAAACCAGTTCAATTTCCGGACTTTCAACAACTAATCAATATTATATTTTAAAAATTGATGATGATTCCTTTAGATTATGCAATGCTGGTGTTGGAGGAACAATTTATTCAAATTATGAGAGAAAAAAATATGAAAAATTTGATAGCACAGGATCTGGATATCAGTACTTTAAATATCCAGATATTTCAGTTTCCATCAAATATAATACTGTAGGATTTGGAACTACTACACAATCAAATGAAGAATTAGTTATAACTCCTGTAGTAAAAGGAAGTATTATAGATGCATATGTCTATGAATCTGGAACTGGATATGGATCCACAATATTAAATTTCAAAAAAAATCCAGTAATTACTGTTCTCAATGGAAAATCTGCACAATTAACTCCCAATATTATTGATGGAAAAATTATAAGTGTTTCTATCAGTTATGGTGGAAGTGAATATTATTCTACCCCAAATTTAGTAGTTTCTGGTCCTGGAACTGGAGCAGAATTGAGACCGATTGTTAGTAATGGACAAATAACCGAGGTTAAAGTTCTTAATTCTGGAAGTGGATATTCACAATTAGACACAAAAATTAAAGTTATTTCTTCAGGAAAAAATGCATTTATTGACCCACAAATAAGAAAGCTGACACTTAATAATAATGTTGTAAGATTTGCTAATGGAGAAGTTTTAAGTAAAGGTAAAGATAAATTACAATATACTGTATCAAAATATTTTGAAGATCTAAGAGATTCTTTCTTGGAAGATGAATCATCGTCTACTAAAATTTCTGGAATTATTGGATGGGCTTATGATGGAAATCCAATTTATGGTCCATATGGACATAGTGACCCTTCAGTAGGTACAGGTAAAAAAGCACTCCAATCTGGATACATTCTCAATACATCAAATGTCATAGACAGACCTTCAGGATTTGATGGTGGATTTTTTGTTGAGGATTATCAATATGACGGAACTGGAGATTTGGATGAATATAATGGCAGATATGAAAAAAATAATGAATATCCAAATGGTGTTTATGCTTATCATGCAACGATAGATCAATTTCCATATTTTATTGGTAATAAGTACAGGTCAAAATTAATTTCAGATTCTGATTTGAATCAATCATTTGACTTCAACAATTCAAATCTATTAAGAAATACTCTTCCATATAAAGTATCAGAAACAGGTGCAGATTATGATTTCTTCAATGAAACCAGTGATATTCTTGACCAAAAAATAGAAGTTTTATCAACAACATCAGATTCAATTCAATCTATAGAAATTCAAAATTCTGGAAATAACTATAAAGTTGGAGATACATTAGAATTTGACGAAACCGGAACTTCTGGGAGTGGGTTGAATGTTGCAGTTAAATCAATAAAAGGAAAAGATATTGTAGATGTGAGTACTAATTCTACTTCATATCCAGATTCTATTTTTACATGGAATTCTTCCGATAAAGTTAAAGTATCAATATTACCAAATCATAATCTTTCGGATAATGATTATGTTACAATTTCTGGATTTTCAACAAATCTTTCATCTTTAAATGGAACGCATAGAATTTCAGTTCCAAAATATGCAAATGGAAGATGCCTTTCTACCATAAGTTCAGCATCTGCAGGATTTACAACAGAAATTTATGTTGCACCAATTCCGGAACAAATATCAATAGGTAATAGTATTGGTATTGGAACAGAAACTCTGAGAGTACTTGGAATATTTAAAAATGAAAATATTCTTAGAATTGAAAGAAGTTTATCAGGAGTATCTCATACAGTTGGTACTGCAGTATCATTCTTACCAGATTCATTTACAATTTCCAAATCTGTAAATAAATTTGAATCAAAAATAGATGATAAGGTGTTCTTTAACCCCAGAGAATCTGTTGGAGTTTCAACAATAAATGGAGTTGGATATAGTACATCATTTACTTTTGGAAATATTTCAACCGTAAATAGAAGTATTCCATCCAAAGGAATTTATATTGACAATCACCCATTTAAAACGAATCAACCTGTTACTTATGTTGTTGGGACTGGAACAACTTTAATAGTTTCTACTGACGGATTGGTTTCATCAGAAGTCTTTATCCATACATTCCCAAATCTGTTTGTCGTTAACAAAAATCCAAATCTTATTGGATTAAAGACTTCCATCAATGGTGAAGAACTATATTTCCATTCTAATGGAGACGATAATGACACATATTCATTTGAATCTAATTCAACTCAAATATTAGGTAGTATAGAAAAAAATGAGGTTACAGTTTCTGTTTCTACCTCTCATAATCTACAATTGGGTGACAATATAACCTTAAATGTTAATCCAAATCTTTCTATTGGGATTGGAACTTCTACTGCAGTTCGTGTTGTTTATAAATCGGACATTGATAATATTGTAGTCAATCCAATCGAATTTAATTCTTCAGGAATTGACACAACAACCGATGAAATTACTATCACAGAACATAATTTAAAAACTGGAGATAAAGTTTTATATGAAGATAGTGGATTTGAGGAATATTTTGTATATAAAGTAGATACTAATAAATTTAAATTATGTGAAACATATTTTGATAGTCAACAAAATCCACCAGTTACTATTGATTTTACTTCATCTGGAGGTTCTTCTCAATTTATTTCATTAATAAATCCAGAAATAAATCTAATCAAAAACAATGATTTAGTATTTGATTTATCAGATACATCTTTATCTGGATATAAATTTAAAATATTTACTGATAGTGAATTCAATAATGAATTTATTTCTACAGGATCTACAAATACTTTTAGTGTATCTGGCGTAGGAACGGTGGGTGTTTCTACTGACGCATCATTAACATTAAAATATAGTTCTCAAATTCCGGAAGAACTATATTATAATTTAGAAAAAGATGGAGTATTATTAGATTCTGATACCGAAACCAAAAATTATTCCAGCATAAAATATAAAAATAGTACATATGATGGGACATATTCCATTGTTGGAATAGGTACAACTACTTTCAATATAATTATTGATAAAAATCCAGAAAGTCTTTCATATTCTTCATCCGAATGCGACGTTTTAGAATACTCAACAACATCAACAAATGAATCCGGACCCGTTAACTCATTCAACATTTTATCAAGAGGATCTGGATATAAAAAATCACCTATTCTAAAATCAGTAAATTCTGTATCAGGATCAGATTTGATTGTAAATCTTGAATCAAATAAAATTGGATCTATTAAAGAAACAAAAATTATAAGTAATAGGTTTACATATTCCTCCGATAAAACATTAAGACCCAAAGTTAATGCATCCCCAAATCTTATATTAAAAGACTTTAGTACGATAGATCAAATATCGATTATTAATGGGGGTGATGGATATACAACGGCCCCAACAATTACCCTCATAAATTCTACAACAAGAGATGAGATACAATCTGGATTAATAAATGCAAAAATAACAGGATCTGCAATTTCTTCTATAGAAATTTTAGTACAACCAAAAGGTTTACCTGATGATACTGTAGAGATCTTTACTACTAATAATAGCAACGGAATTTCAATTGAAAAAGTTGAATCTATAGATTCGGTGACCTTTGATTGTATAATATCTACTCCAATAGGTGGATTTTCTACACAACCATTTTATGCTGGAGATCAAGTTTTTATTGAAGGGATTCAAAAGACTGGTGATGATGGAGATGGTTTCAATTCTTCCGATCTTGGATATAAATTCTTAAACGTAGATAGTTATGATGATAGTGAAGTCAATGATAAAGTAAGAATCAGTGTATCTGGACTTACTACAAATACTGGTAATGCGAAAGTAATTCAAGATTTCAGTGGTGTTATAATTAACAAAACTGATTATCCTACATTTAAAGTATCACAGAAAGAATCTGAATTTTTTATTGGTGAAAAATTATCATCTAATGGAATTATTAGAGACTTAGTAGTAGCAAAAAATGAAGAAAATTCCATAAAAGTTTCCGGATTATATGAATTATCTTTAGGAGAAGTTATTACTGGAAATCAATCTGGCACTATTGCTACAATCGAATCATTACGTATAAATGAAGGATATTTTAATGTTGGATATTCCAATTTAAAAAATATTGGATGGGATAATGAAATTGGCAAGTTAAGTGAAGATTATCAAGTTTTGGAAAATAATGATTATTATCAAAACTTGTCATATTCTATAAAAAGTTCAATAACATATAATGATCAGCAATCACCAGTCGAAAATTTAGTTCATACAAGTGGATTGAAAAACTTTGCAGATACTCAAATATCTCAGATTGTAACTGCAGGGGCAGAAACAACTGATGATGGTTTTGTAGTCATATATGATGTTATTGATGAAAAAAGAGTTGATACTATTAACAATTTTGACAATGTTATTGATGTCAATGTTGTAGATTCAAAATCAAAATCCTTAAAGTTCCAAAACAAGAAACTTTCCGATTATACGACTTTAAAAAACCTTAATGTTTTAAAGATTGATGATATTAGTGATCAATTTTCAAATTCAGAAGCAGAAAATACTGAATTTTTAACAATAGAAGAAGTTGATGATGAATTATATTATAATTATTTGATTAGAGTTACTAGTGAAGATAATAGTGAAATTCAATTGACTGATATCACAATTCTTAGTGATGGTGTTAACACAACTATTGTCGAAAATGAATCTTTATACAATTCAACATCTCCTTACGGTTCGTTTGATATAGATGAAAATGAATTTGATGAAACTCTCCTGAAATTTTATCCAAATGACCCATTCAATACAAATTATGATGTAAAAATTATCAGGCAAGTGTTTAATACAACATTTGCTGGGATAGGAACAACATCAATTGGACTTATTGACTTAACTGGGTCTATTATTGTAGAAAATACTGTAGTTGGAGTAGGAACAACAACTCTAATTTCATTAGATTCTTCAGATGTTAGATCATTATATATTAATACACAAATAATTAATGAAGATACTTTAGAAATGAATTATGTGAGATTGTATATCACACATAATGATACAGATTCATTTACGTCAGAATATTATATTGATAATACCTTATCATCCTTTACTGGTGATTTTATAGGAAGTTTCCGTTCAGAGTTAAGTGGAGGAGTTTTATCTGTATTATATGAAAACGATTCCGAAGAAGAAATTAAAATAAGAAGTAACATTGTTGGATTTGGAACAACTGCTCTTGGAGCAGGAACTTATAGATTCAAATCTTCTGATCAATCTGATGGACAAGAACGAAGTGCTACCTATAATGCAACTTATTATTCTACAGTAGGTGCTGCAGTAACAACGGTACATTCGTTGGATAGTGGATTATTCAATGCTTCAAAATCTTTAGTTCAAGTCAGCATAGGATCCACTAAAGCACTTCATCAAGTTATGATGATTTCTGATGGGACAAATGTTTATACTCAACAATTGCCTATTCTTTCAGCATCTAATACTGAAGTTTTGGATGATGCTTCAGGAATTGGAACGTTTGGTGGAGAAATATCTGGAGGTAATTTATTATTAAAATTCTATCCAGATTCAGAACAAACAGGACAAATTGATATTGAAGTATTTAATAGATCATTGTATTCTGATCTTGATATTCTTAATGACTATGATGATTTGACTTATGGATCAGTAACAGAAAGTATTGATGAAAAGTTTTATAATGCTATCAATCTCGATAGAATTAATAAAACCAATTTCAAATTGACCAGTGATAATATTCCAATTTTCTCAAAACAATTCAATCCAAATTCAACATCTCTTGTAGCAAATACTGGAATATTTACAATTCCAAATCACTATTTTATGACTGGGGAAGAATTAATTTATACTGCCGATTCATCAATCGTCGGTGTTGCGACTAGTGTAATGGAAACACCAAGTGGAGATTTGCCATCAACAGTATATGCAATTAAATTGTCAGAGGATACATTTAAAGTTGCAACAACACTTAATGATGCTCAAAGTGGTATTGGTACAACATTTACTTCATTAGGTGGAGGAAATGCTCATAGATTTACTATGGCAAAGAGAAATAGTAAGTGTATCATCACTGTTGATAAGTTAGTACAATATCCCATAGCATTTACAGGAATAGAATATTCTTTATCTGGCAATGTTGGAGGTTCATTAGGAATTAATACTACTATTGTATCATTATCTGGAATATCTTCAATTAGACCAAGAGATATATTATTAATTGATGATGAATATATGGGAGTGACTAATGTTGGATTGGGAACAACGAATATTGGCCCGATTACAAATGTTGGAACTATCAACTTGGTTGAAGTTGATAGAGGATTTGTTGGATCTTCTGCATCATCTCATACAGATAGTAGTTTAGTCAATGTTTATAGAGGATCATTTAATATTGTCGATGATGAAATTCATTTTTCAGAAGCACCTAGAGGCAATCCACAGATTGATAAAACAAAATATAACCTAGATTACGAAACATCATCATTTACTGGTCTGGCATTTCTTAGATCAGATTATAGTGGCAATAAAGTTTATGATGACATATCCGACCAGTTTACAGGAATTGGTAGAACATTTACATTAACTGTTGGTGGAGCAAATACTACTGGAATTGGAACTTCTGGTGGAAGTGGTCTTGCTTTCATTAATAGCATTTATCAATCACCAAAAACTCAAAATAATCCATCAGTATTTAATTATGAAATTTTGGAAGATTCTATTGCAGGAATATCTACTATAGAATTTTCTGGAATTACTAATCCAGATGATCCACTTCAATACATAATCTCCGACTATGACATTAATGTAAATGAAACTCCAAGAGGAGGTATCATAGTTTCTTATGGATCCACTCCAGGACTTGGTTTTGCTCCACTTGTAGGTGCTTCTGTAACTGCTGTTGTGGGTGCTGGCGGATCTATCGTATCTGTTGGATTAGGGACAACTGATAATCTTGGGTCTGGATATAATGGACTAGTTTCTATTGGAGTAAGTGTTTTTGAAGAGGGACATTCTGGAGTTCCAGCAGAAATAACAGCAACAGTTGGTGCTGGTGGTACATTATCATTTAATATTGATGAATCAGGAACTGGATATAATAATCCACAAATATTTGTATCTGATCCATCTTATAAAAATCTTCCTATTATTGGAGTATCTAGATTAGGAGTTGGAGCAACAACTGAAACTGGAATTGGATTATTGCTAGATCTTAAGGTTGGAGGTTCTACTGGAATAGGGTCTACTTATTTTGAAGTAACAGAAGTCAAATTCTCAAGACCTGGATATGCATTTAGAAAGGGTGATGTGTTTAAACCTGTTGGATTAGTTACAGACGCTTCACTTTCTTCTCCATTATCAGACTTTACAATCACTGTAGTTGATACATATACTGATAGTTTTGCTGCTTGGGAGTTTGGAGAATTAGATTATATTGATTCTATTAAAGAATATCAAAATGGAACGAGAACTAGATTCCCGTTATTCTATAATTCAGAACTTCTTAGTATAGAACCCGAAGAAAATTCTGCAATTGAGAAAAATATTAATAATGTATTAATAATTTTCATTAACGGCATTATTCAAGAACCGGTAACTAACTAC